CCTCTTCTATGGGATCCAGGAAGTCGCCTCTGATGCTCGCCATTACAACAGCTGGCTTTGTAGCCGATGGGCCATGTGCCATGTTTATGTCTGCTGGAAAGATGGTTTTGGACGGCATAAGGGACAACGATAGGCTTTTGATTCTGCCTTACGAAATTGACGAGGGTGATGAATGGGATGACGAGGAATCCTGGGTGAAGTCGAACCCCAACATCGATGTCTCCATCTCCCGGGAATATTTGCAAACGCAATGCAAGAACGCAAAACTTTACGGAAGTCGCTCGGTGACCGAGTTTATGGTAAAGCACTTGAATGTATTCGTTGGTTCCAGCGCAATTTGGATCCCCGACGACGATTGGATGTCGGACGCGAACTGCCGCGAGGCTCACGTTACTCACGTCATAGACGGGAAAACGAACAAACCCGTCGCCTATCTCGGTCTCGATTTGGCCGCAACTGATGACATAACTGCTGTAGCTATATGTACAGGCAGCGAGGATTTGGGTTGGGGAATTGTCATGCACTACTTCCTACCTCAGCGGGCTATAGAGAGAAGGGTGGACAAGGATGAGAACACGATGTACATGAAATTCAAGGATCTTCCCAATGTACACGTAACTCCAGGCAACGTAACCGACTACAACGTCATCCGTCGTTTGATTAGCGGGAACTACATCCTCGATGGCAAGGTCCAATACGACAAAGACAACCTCTCTGAAAAGTACCTGATTAAGGGCGTCGCCTACGACAGGTGGAACAGCTTGAACCTGATCCGCGACCTAGAGGGTGATGGGGTTGCATGCGACCCATTTGGCCAGGGATTTGCTTCCATGTCGTTCCCTAGCAAGGAATTTGAAAAAGCAGCCCTTAATGGCTTGCTTGTTCATGGAGGTGATGAGGTTTTGCGCTGGATGATGGGCAATGTTGAATTGCGTTATGACCCCAGTGGAAATATAAAACCAGACAAAGCTAAGAGTGGGGAGAAGATCGATGGTGTAGTTGCAGCGATCATGGCTATTGGTGAGGCTTTGACCTATGAAGAGGATGCGCCTAGCAGCTTCGAATTCTTTATGAGCGTAGTTGGTGTGTAAAATATAATATCTCACATTACTAATTATAAGTTTGCACAAACTTAGCACGTGCAATCTAAGCCCAGTATTTTTCGACGAGCATATGATGCGCTGTTCAAGCGAGCCACATACCTTCCTGGGGTAAGTACTCTGAGAACAAATTATGTCCGTCTTTACGGTGAGGGCTACCACCACGGCAGCGACGCTCTTGAGATCTCGGCTGTATATGCTTGCGTTAGCAAGATTGCTGATACTATCGCTAGCCTGGAGGCGTCTGTAGTTCGTGTTGGGGAAGGAGGGGGCAGGCAGGTCATCGATCAGCACCCAGTGCACAGGATGATCTCTCGCGAGCCAAACCAATACATTGGCGCTTATGAGTTCTGGCAGATGATTGTCAGCGACGCGCTCATTCACGGCCACGGATTCGCCTATATCGACCGATCGGAAGGTAAGATGTACCACATCCCTTCCGCCATCATGACTTATGTCGTTCACCCAGAGACTGGGGAGAAGTGGTACAGCTACGATGGTGCGCCAGGACCCATTAAGGCTTCGGATATGTTTGAGATTTCGGCGTTCCGAGGTCTCAACCCCACCAAGATTCAGTTGCAAAACCTAAGCACTGCAAAGTCTGTCCAGGATTTCGGGTCTAAGTTTTTTGAAAATGGCGGCATGCTCGGCGGCATCCTCTCCACCAAGGAGTATATGGACCCAGAGCAGATCAAGCAAGCCACCGACATGTGGGAGAGGGAATACATGGGTCGCCACAACGCGCACAAAATCGCGATCCTAGGTGGGGGATTCCAGTACCAGCCATTGAGTATCCCTCTGGAGCAGATGCAATACCTCCAAGTGAAGAAATATTCCACAGAGGAGATTGCGCGAATCTACCAGGTTCCACCAGCCATGATTGGCATGGAGAACAACACGGCGTACAACAACTACGAACAACAGGTCCTTCAATTCCAGCAAGGGACGATCCTCCCATGGGTGCGACGCATTGAGATGGAAGTGGAGAGAAAACTCCTTTCGGATGACCCACGACTCCAATGCGTCTTTAACGTCGACACCCTCTTGCGAGGGGACAGTAAGTCAAGATCAGAATACTACCACACCCTCTTGCAGGATGGAGTTTTGTCCATCAATGAGGTTAGGAGCAAGGAGGGACTTGGCCCTGTTGATGGCGGCGATAACCACCACATCCAAGTAAATATGATCCCGCTGGACCGCATGCAGGATTATGCTGATTCAGTAACAAGCAACAACAATGGAAGAAGTAACTCAGCCGGAACAACCGAAGAAGCCGAGAGCGAAGACATACAATCTGACGATCAGTAACGTATCGCACCATGGCGGCCTAACCTGGTCGCACGAACACAAGGGTGATATGGAGGGGTTCGTCGATTCAATTGACGAGGCTTTGAAGTCAGCTCCTCAACACATCCGCATGTGCGACATTGATTCGCTCAAGTCAGCCATTGTTGATGGCGTGGAATGGACTTGCCGCGTTGGAAAATGCGTCTATAGCTACACGCTGAAGAAGTAATGGCGCAGACCTTTGGTGGATATCCCTCTTCAGCTAAGGCGGCAGCCCGCCGCGCACTTGATCACCGTGAAAAAAACGGCAGCAAGTGTGGAACTGCTGTGGGGTGGCAGAGAGCCAATCAAATCGCTTCTGGCGAAAAGCTCAGCCTATCCACCATCAAACGTACTTATAGCTTTTTGTCTAGAGCAGAAGTCTATAACAAGGGTCGCTTCACCGATGAAGACGGCCGTGAAATCTGTGGCAGCGTTATGTACGCAGCATGGGGAGGGTCCTCTATGCGTAGCTGGTGCAGTCGAATTATCAACGAGAACAAATAACCCGAAATGGCAAACAACGTAGAAAAGCGTTTTGTCCAGGCCGACCTTGAGGTCCGTTCTGAGGAGGGCAAGCCCACTGTTGTTGAGGGCTATGCTGCCGTCTTTGGTGACGAGACTGTGATCGGCGGGGCATTCGCTGAACGTGTAGCTCGCAATGCCTTCGAAGGAGCGAACATGAGCAATACTGTTGCGCTATTCAATCACGACATGAACCAACCTCTGGCCCGCGTGGGTCACGGATTGGAGATTGAGGTTGATGAGCGCGGATTGAAGTACCGCTTCGAGCTTGGCAACCAGAGCTATGCTAAGGATTTGGCAGAAAACATCCGCATGGGCAATGTTACCACTAGCAGCTTTGGCTTCACGGTCAAAGAGGATAGCTGGGAGCGCCGCTCTGATGGACTGAACCTCCGTACTATCGAACAGGTAGACCTTCTTTTTGACGTTTCACCCACCACCCAGGGGGCATACCCCACCACTGAGGTTGGTCTCCGCTCTATGGAAGCGGCTTTGACTAACGCGGAGGTTGCAGAGCTGGAGGAAGAGGTGCTGCGAAGCGAAGAGGAGGTGTTGGAGGAGGATTCTGCTCCTGCCGCAGAAGAAGACTGTGGTTGCGAAGACAAGGCTATCGAACCCGTTCAGCGGGCAGAAGATATGTCTGACGATGAGGAGGAAGAAGGGGAAGAGGAAGAAACTGAAGAACGCATCGTAGAAGAGGTGCTTGTGGATCAATCTATCCTTCCACATCCCTATGGACTAGAAGAAAACCCTGAGCCGGAGGCTCGATCTAATAACAACAATTCCAAAGAAATGGAGAACAAAGAAAAGAACGCTCCGGCCTACATCCAGGGTCTGGGCGACGTAGCTGAAAAGCTGCAAAAGCGTTATGACTTCGGAAAGGCTATCCGTGAAGCGGCACAAGGTCGCTTGACTGGCCTCGAAGCAGAAATGAACCAGGAGGCTCGCGCAGAGTTCACGGGTTCTAAGGTGAACATCTCAGGCGGCATCAACGTGCCTTCTAGCATGCTCACATCTCGTGCTGCTATCGGTGTCGCAACCGTCGACAACACTAGCGCTGGCGGCACAAGTTCTGCCGCGTTCGGTGGTACGATTGGCAAAGTTGACTCAGGTCTTATCGGATCATTCCAGCCAGCCGACTTGGCTTCGCAGTTGGGTGTCCGCAATCTCACGAATAGCACTGGCGACATCGTCTTCCAAGTGCAGACTACTGATCCAGCTATTGGTACTCCAGCTGAGGCCGCCGCTTACGCTGCCAACAACCCAGCTTTTACGGCCCGCACACTGCAGCCCAAGCGCTACTCAGCTCACGTGCAGGTGACGGAGCAGCTCTTGGCTCAGAGCAGCCAGGACATGGGAGCGTTCATCGCGCAAGAGATCCGCAAGGCCGTCGATGCCAAGTTCAGTGTGGACGTTCACACTGCGATCTTGGCTGCTGCTGACGACGTTAACACGGTTGCAACATACAACGCTACGACTAACAACGTTTCCGACTTGGAGGCGGAGCTCTTGGGTACCAACGTGGATTTGATGAACGTCCGTATCGCAGCATCACCCGTAGCTTACCGCAATGCTCGCAGCGCTTCCTTTGACACTGGGTCTGGCTTGGTATTTGCTGGCTCACCACGGGACCGCATCGCTGTTATTGGTTACCCAGCGGCTGTCAACGCAAAGGTGTTGAACGATGGTTTGTACATGCTTGACGTCACTCAAATGGTACAGGCCACGTGGGGTGGTATGAACCTGATTATCGACCCATACACGGACGCTGACAAGGGTGTGGTTCGAATCATTGCAAACCTCTACCGCGACATCGTTACCCTCAATCACTCGGCGTTTATTGGTTACGACGACGGTACGGCTTCCGCCTAATAACTCATAACTGAAACTGGGGCCAGGAATTGGCTTGGCCCCATTTTTTACTTACATGCACATCAAGGTAACACGACAGGACGGACAGAGCGCATTGCGCCTTTTCTACGCCATGGAGCCAGTATTGGAGGATCCTGCTGAAGGTGAATCCCTGGCAGAGGTGGAGGAGGCTGCCTATGCGCTTCTGCGTAGTCACGTCCGAGCCATTGATGATTCGGAAGACTCACTACTTCTGACATACCTTGAGACTGCATTGGACTATATGGAGGCTCTTACCAACCGCATCCTTGGCCTCAGCGATGTGGTGGTGTACGTCAACCGTGACGAACTAAAGAGACCTTTCGTAGTGCACCGCGTGCAAGACGTGCTTAGACTGTGGAAGCTTGAGTACAGAAGCCTCGATGCTGATAGTGTGGCTCCATGGTCCAAGCCATACAAGATGTTTGAGCCCACGTTGCCTGACGTGGTGATCAGCACCAAGCTATCTGGCTTGAGCGATACTGCTATCGCCATGGAGAGCAGTGATCATACGGCATTCAATATGTACTTGGAGCTGACCTCTACCAGTGGCTTGACGCAAATTCTATGCGACCTTGAAAAACTCAACGAGGCGTCTGGGGCATATGTTAATGAAGGCGAGAATCAGGTTGTCATAAACACTTTTAATAGCACCAGCATTCTGATTCACTCCGCTACGGGTCAAGGGCACAACCACGAAAGAGGGACCTACCGGTGGAAGATCCAGGTGACGGACAGCGAAGAAGACCCATCCACCAACTACCTGTACTTCACCATTCATAACGGAACAGATTTTGACAATATCATCATCACAGACCGTTACCCATGCTACTTCGATCTTAGCAAGTACCAGGACGCCATTGGCTCCACGCAGCTGTATGCTACCGACGAAGAGGACTTCGCCCGCATCTATATGATTGCTGGCACCGACCTGATGGCGGTTCCGCGCCAATACAGGCAAGCCGCTTTGCTCCTTGTAGGCCACTACTACAACATGCGCGAAGCTGAAAACATTGGAAGTATCACCACAGAAGTCAAGGAGGGCGTCCACAGGCTTCTGCAAAGCGTTCGTCAGTACTAATGAAAGCGGGTGAGCTCAGCGAAAAAATCGACATCTACCGACCCACCAGGTCTATCAACTCTTTTGGCGATATCGCCGATAGCTATGAAATCTGGAAGGAGGGGGTGAGGTGTAAGATTACGCACCTTGGTACGCCATCTGCTGGCGCATCGGAGTTTCAGGACGACGACCAGGAGGTGGGTGAGATGAAGGCTGAGTTCAAATGCCGCTGGATCAGTGACATCAGGTTTGACGATGTACTCATCTGGAATGGTGGTCACTTCAACATCTATTCAATCCTCCCTATTGGTCGCAGGGAGGGAATGCGTCTGCGTGCTCGCCGCAGGGACAACTTCATCCTGGCCATTGGAGATCACGTGGAAACAAACCCTACTATCTGATGGCTAGTTCTGGAGCATATAGGGCAAACATCCACCTGGTAGGGTTCAAGCGCAACGATCCGTTTCCCAAGCGTCTTAGGCAGATCAAAGACATCGCTAAGAGGGAGAAGGTGATCTACCGCGCCATGGCCAATGCTGCCAAGGATATGCGCGACTCTATGGAGAACCTCGCCCCTGTAAGGACTGGCGTTCTGAGTCTCTCATACCGCATTCGTAAATTGAAAAAGACACCCGCTTTCGTATTTGGCATCCGTGTCGGAGCAGTCAGTGGGCCCCGAGTCGTGTCTCCCGGCATGCTAGATAACGCCCGTATTGATAAATACGACGAAGGCGATGTCTTCCAGATGGCTGGGTGGCGCGATCACTGGGCTGAATTGGGTACGGTCAACCATGGCCCTCAACCCCACGTTCAACCCGCAATTAGAAAACACCTCGGAAGCTATAACTTGAAGTTGCGTCGTGCGATGGGTGAAATCTTCAACACGAAATTCTACAAGAAAATAGCAGCCGGGGGCTAAAAGAAAAACATGGCACTATTAAACGCAAACTATCTTGGGCTTTATGCCTTCGCCGACTCGGGGCAGACTTCTGCGTACCGGGTTGTTGACGACACTGATTTGAACGCTGCTCAAACAACATTCCTGTCTGAAGCCGCTGATGGAGAGTACGGCATCCTCGTGAACGGAAGCAACATCCTCGAAGACACCAACCTTCCAGCCATCGGCTATGAAAGCAGCGGAGCTTGGGCAAACGGCGTGAGTAGCCTGGAGCTTCTCGCTGCCGCTACGTCTACTACGCTAGACATGAACAACACCATCGACGAGGTGGTAGCCAAATCCACTCAGTGCAACTCAGAGACCTATATCGTGGGAGGTGCTCAAAGCTGGAGTTTCTCTGCAGACGGTCTTGTACAGGACACCCTGGTCTCTGGCCAAAAGGGTGCTACTGGATTGATGGACATCGCCCGCGCCAGTGAGTACGTCATCGTTCGCTTCGTCCTCGATGTCACCAAGAAGGACACCGCTGGGGCGAACGAAAACTACGTGAACTACATCGGTCAGGGTATCATTGAAAACGTGAGCATCACTGGCGGATTCGACGATACCGCCACCTACTCTGTCACTGTTCGCGGTTACGGAAAGCTCTACAAGTACGTTAACGCATAAAACAGGAATCATGGCAGTAATTAACGCAAACTGTTTGGCTATCTACTACGATAGCGACAACTCACAAAACAAGACGGCAGTCCTCTTCCCATACGCATCCACTACGGAGGCGGCTACAGCAGCAACCGTTGACTACACCGCTGTAATCGTGGCTGACGAGGATGCCACAAGCGGAGAGGTAAACATCTTTCATGGTTACGGGTCTATCACTCATAGCACCGACACCTTTACAGAAACATCCCTCACGCTAGCTGGTGCCGCTACAAGCACAAACCTTGAGCTCACCAACTCCGTTGAAAACGTCGCTCGCGATGGCGAGGGAGGAACCCTTCAGGAGTCTACTCAGGACTGGAGCCTGACGGCTGATGGGTTGATCCAGGTCTCTCCCGACGCAGGTGTCGACCTGATGGATATCGCTCGCAACAAGTACTACGTCTTCGTCAAGTTCTCTATTGACAAGAACGGTACGCCAGTTGACTATGTCGGACAGGCACTCATCGAAAGCGTAAGCCTTTCTGGTGGTGTTGATGAGATCGCTACGTACAGCGTCTCTCTGACGGGCGTCGACGCTCTCTACAAAGCAGCATAATAACCCGGGGCGGCGGGAACGCTCGTCGCCCCATTTTTTACCAACCACATGAATAATACTCTTAGAGGACAATTCGAATTCACGATCGGAAAAAAGAAGTACCAAGCTTCACTGACCCTTAACGCCATGCGTCTTATGTGTAACGCCATGGGGGTGAAACTGTCAGAGATGGACAAGTGGCTCAACGACGACCCACTCACGGCCATCCCTGCTTTTGCTTATTACGGGGTGAAGAACGAGGC